TATCGGAGTGAGGGCAGGCAGTATGGAAAAGGCGAAAAACGAGAAGGAAGGAGCAAAAGAACATGATGTATAGAGTGTGTGAACGCTGCGGCTGTAGCCTTGACTGTGGCGAAAAGTGCGACTGTGAAACACAAAGCGAACACGAAACATATACAAGCAGGGAAAGAGAGGAAAAAAGGAATGATTGCACCGTTGAACGTGAGCAAAGGGCAGGAAAATAAAGCTACAAGCTATCGTTTCGGCGACGATGAAAGGGAACTGACCGCCGAGGAAAAAGAAGCGTATAAAATGGCTGGAAACATTGCGGAAAAGATACACTATGCAGGGCAGGCGGCAGCAGTCGCGTTATTTAGCAAAATGACCTATAAGGAATTTAAGCGGGCTTATAAGTTGCCGGAATGGGTAAAGCCGGAGGAATACTATTTTTTTTCAAAATCATTTTACCAAGCGTACTGCTGGGGTTATGAAGAGGGAGAAAAAGAACAACAGTTCGATAAAGAAGAAAGAAAAAAAGAATAGCGCCCAACGGAAAACCGCTGAACGCTAACAGGCTTTACATATGCCTCTAACCAAGATTAAGTATAGCATATGTAAAGCCAGATTGCAAGAGTTTTAGCGGTTATGGCGGGCAGTTCCGACCTTGTAAATAACGTTATCTTCTTAACCATTACAGGGAGGGCAGCAGGAAAGGAAATACATATGCCATACACTGAAAAGAAAATAATCATAGGGGATATTATGGAGGTTATGCGCTACCATTCCACAAAAGGGGGAAGCGTACAGAGAGGGGAAAAAGAAAAGGCATCAACGCCAGCACAGAAAAAGGCTAACGAGATAAGGACGGGCAACGAGCTGTGGAGAGTGATATATATAAACTTTGACGGGCAGCAGGGCGACCAGTTCAATACATTTACATTTGCGGAGGATATAGGGGAAGAGGACGCGCGGAAGGAATGGAGAAACTTCACAAGGCGGGTGCGGCGGTATCTTAAAAAGAACGGGCTGCCAGATTTAAAGTATGTGTATACGTTAGAAAAGCAGGGACGCTGGCATATACACGCGGTAATGAACGGAATACCGCTAAAGGATTTAACAAAACTCTGGGGGCGTGGGCGCGTTTCGTCGTCCATACTGGATAAAACAAACGACTACAGGGATTTAGCAGCATACATAACAAAAAATATAGAGCCGGAAGGAGAAACGGCAGCGGGAGAGCCAGAGGGAAAAAAGAAAAATAAACGCAGTTGGAGTGGTAGCTTAAACCTAGAGCGCCCTGTTGTGATTGTAAGGGAAATTAAGCGGGAAAGTATCATGCGGAAAGTACCGACAGCACCGAAAGGCTATATATTGCTGCCGGATTGGGAAATAGGCTGCGATAGCTGGGGAAACCTATACCAGCGCTATAAATGCAGAAAAATAGCAGCACCGGGCAGGAAAAAGAGGCAAGAAAGAAAGGCAAAGAAAACCACAGCTAATAAGCGCCGTTAGCTCATTGGTTAGAGCGCCAGCCTTATAAGCTGGGCGCGGCTGGTTCGATTCCAGCACGGCGTACTTGCAGCAGGCATGGCGAGCCTGCACCAGAGAGCAGCAGGCTAATAGCTGCATCTGGATACCGTGACAAAAATAGCAGCGGTCATACCAGCTAGAGAGTATGTGGACGGTCAACAAGTTTTCTGCTGGTTTTTAATGTGAAAAGCAGCCAACACGGTAAATAATACGCCAGAGCAGGAGGGCGGCAGCATGGAAAGACAGAGAGCGCCGCCATGATACAAAGGCAGGAAAAAAGAAAAATGATGTACTACACAGGCAACCTTTTCAAGCGGTATAAACGCAGGAAAATAGAGGCACTGCAAGGGAAGAAAACAAAAGGAAGGAGTAAGGGAAGAAATGAACATTTTTTCGCGGATATTCCGCAAAGCAAAGCCACCAGAAGGAGAAACAGAACGCGCTGAAATACTGGGAGGCGGCAACTCTTTTTCAGCGTGGAACGGCGACGCATACGCAAATGACATATATAGGGGAGCAGTAGACGCAATAGCGCGAAACGTGGCGAAGCTGAAAGGCTCACACGTGATACGATATGCAGACCACGACAGAACAGAGGGAGATTGTAAAATAAACCGCCTACTACAGATAGAGCCAAACCCATATATGAGCGCTTTCGATATGCTGTATAAGCTGGCGACGCACTATTTTCTTTATAACAATGCTTTTGCTTTCTTACAGAAGGACGAGCGGGGGCGGCCTGTGGGTGTGTATCCTTTAAATGCAGTGCATATTGATTTTGTGACAGATGCAGCAGGGGCACTGTACTGTGATTTTCTGTTTTCTGGTGGCAAAAGCGTAGTGCTGCCGTATGCCGATGTAATACACCTACGAAGAAATTTTAACAGTAACGATCTACTGGGCGACAGAAACGAAGCACTAGAGCCAGCGCTACAGCTTGCGCATACACAAAACGAGGGTATTATTTCAGCAATCAACAGCGGCGCAACACTGCGGGGCATATTAAAGCGCACGCAGCTTGCCAATGTGGAAAAACTGAAAGACATACAGGAAAATTTTATAAAAGACTATCTGACAATATCCAATAACGGCGGCATAGCGGTAATAGATAACGCATCGGAATATATACCGCTGGATAATAAGCCATACACAATAGACGAGAAGCAGCTACAGGCTGTAAAAACAAAGATTTATGATTATCTGGGGATTTCAGAAGCAATCGTAAATAGCAGCTATGATGAAAACCAGTGGGCGGCATTTTATGAAAGCACAATAGAGCCGCTGGCGGTGCAGTTCAGCCTTGAATTTACAAGAAAAATATTCAACGAGAGAGAACGGGCTTTCGGAAATTCTATATTGTTTGAGAGTGGGCGGCTGCAATTCAGCAGCAACGCAACAAAGGTAAACCTTATAAAAGAGCTTATGCCGTATGGATTGCTTACAATCAACCAAGCGCTAGAAATATTAAACTTGCCAAGCGTAGAGGACGGAGAGAAGCGGCTACAGACGCTAAACGTAGTATCAGCAGACGAGGCGCATAAATACCAAATGGCAAAAGCTGGGGCAGAACCGAAAAAGGAGGCAGCAGGCAATGAAAGAAATTAGAATATGCGAGATAAGGGCAGACGCGGCAGCAGGAGTAGAACAGGCGTTAAGGCTAGAGGGCAGACCGATAGTATACGACCAACCAACCAAGATAAACGACCCGGCAGGGGCTTTTATAGAAGTGATAAGGGCGGGAGCGCTGGAAGGTGCAGACCTGTCCGACGCAAGGCTACTTTACAACCATGATTTAAACAAAGTACCTCTTGCACGCACACCAAAAACAATGCAACTCATTCACGACCCGGCAGGGTTACGCATGATTGCAGATTTACCAGACACGCCGGAGGCAAACAGCGTATATACGGCAGTAAAGCGCGGCGACCTTTCGGGAATGTCTTTTGCCTTTAAAGTGCCGGAGGGTGGGGACAGCTACGACGCAAAGACAAAGACCAGAACTATACACAAAATAGAAAAGGTATATGAAATAAGCGTTGTCCCGTTTCCGGCGTATCCGCAAACCAGCGTAGAAGCACGTTCTGCTATCAGCGGGCAGGCAGAGGCAGAAAAACGACGCAGGGAAGCTATCATAAAGGCAAACAAAATATTGATGAAGAATGTTTAGGGGTGTCCAAATCGGACACCAAGCACAAAAAATAATGGAGGAAATCACAATGAAATTTAAGACTATCGCAGAGGCATTTAATTATTACCGTAACGCTACCGCAGAGGAAATCGAGCGCAGGGCGGCAGAAATCAAAGGAACGATTGAAACGGACGCAGACGCAGACATAACAACGTTAAATATTGAGCTTTCCGGGTTGGCACAGGCAAAAGAGAACATACAGCAGCAGGCAGCAGGCGGCAACCAGCGCAGCGCGTTCAATCCGATTACAGGCGCAGGAATGAGCTTTGAACGCAGGGCAAGCCATGAGGCGACAGAGGGCGACGTACTGAACAGCGCAGAATACAGAAGCGCGTTTTTTAAGTCACTGCTGGGGCAGAAAATGACAGAATTTGAACAGGCTGCCTATAAAAGAGCTATGGGCGACCAGAGAGCGGACGCTTTCGCAAGCTCTACCAATGCGGCAGCAGTGCTTCCAACACAGACGCTTAACGAAGTAATTAAAAAGGCACGTACAATGGGCGGCATTATGGGAGCGTGCAGAGCTTTCAACATTCCCTCAAAGGTTGCCGTACCGATTGGAACACCAGCAGAAGCGGCAAACTGGCACACAGAAGGGGCAGCAGTCGAGAGCGAAAAGCCAGAAACAACAAGCGTAACATTTGACGGGTACGAAATTATGAAAGTATTTTCTATCAGTGAAAAAGCGCGGAAAATGAGCGTTTCAGCATTTGAGGGATACATGACGCAGGAGCTTAACGCAAGTGTAATGGAATGTATTGCAAATGCCCTTGTAAATGGTACAGGAAGCGGGCAGGGGACAGGGCTTTTAACAGGCATTACATGGAAGGACGGAAAGAACGCCCTCACATTCGGAAAGACAACGGGGCTTAAATATGCGGACGTAGTAAAGACGGTTGCAGCACTGAAAAGAGGATATGCAAACGGCGCAGCGTGGGCTATGAATAACGCCACTCTTTACAATTTGTTTTATGGGCTTGTAGATGCAAACGAGCGCCCTATCTTCATTGCAGACCCTAAAAACGAGGGAATAGGGAAAATCTTAGGTTTCCCTGTGATTATTGATGATTATATTACAGACGAAACCGCTATTTTCGGAAACTTTAACTATATGGGCTACAATCTGCCGGAAGGCATCACGGTAGAGGCTTCAAGGGAAAGCAGCTTTAAGAAAGGGCTGATTGACTACAGAGCAATGGCAATCGCAGACTGCAAGCCGATTGTATCAGAGGCATTTGTAAAGCTGACGCGTGCAGCTTCTTAAAGGGGGCTGCGGATATGCTGACAGTAGAGCAGGCACGGGAAATACTGCGGCTGGATACGGCAGACAATGACGCTATCATAGAGGGGTTGTTGTCTGCAATCCCGGACTATATAGAGCTGACAACAGGAGTAACAGCAAAGCAGCAGGAAGGGCAGCCGTTAGCTGATACAGCCGCAAAGTTTATACTGCTACTATGGTACAACGTGGAGAGAGTGGACGCGGAAAAGATACAGCGGACGATTGACAGCCTACTAAAAACGCTTGCGCTGGTAGCAGTTAATAATACAGCAGACAGCGGGGCAGCAGGAGGCGAAGAGGCAACACAAGAGGACGTAGCAGAACTGTTTAAATGATGTAGCACAGAAAGGAAAGTAAAGATATGGCGAAGGATTTTGCACGCGGCTTTTATGATAGCCCACAATGGAGAAAAACAAGCAAGGCATATCTAAGCAGCAAAAATTATATATGTGAGGATTGCGGCGGGGCGGCGTGCATCGTCCACCATATCAGACATATAGAACCGTGGAACATAAACGACCCAGAAGTAACGCTTAACTGGATAAATCTGAAAGCAGTATGCGAGAAGTGCCACGCACAGGAACACGCACAGGACTACAAGGCTTTTAAAGGGCAGCCTGCAAAGCTGAACGGGATTAGCTTCGACGAGAACGGCGACGCAATAGAAAGCCCTAATGTATTTCTGGTGTGCGGCAGTCCGGGCAGCGGAAAGACAACGTATGTATTGAGGAATAAGCTACCACATGATTTAGTAATTGATTTAGATTATATATGTGCTGCACTCATGGGGGAAAGCGGAGGCGTAAGGCTGGACTTTAGGGCAGTGCTGCCGACAGCATTAGAAGTGCGCAAGCTGCTTTATCAGTGTATACAGCAGAGGCGCGGGAAGTGGGAGCGGGCTTTTGTAGTAACAGCAACAGCA